CGTAAAAATCAATAAAAGCTTCAGGATCTATATTATTATTCCGTTCTAAACAATAATTATTTACTTCATCAAAAGTAGGTTTTTTAAAGAACGCCTTTTTATTACTATCTGTAAGATTAGTATTAGTTATATTTATATTAGTATTATCTGTAAACTTTTCTTTACTAGGGGTGTTAATTAAAGTTATCACCCTTGTATCTATTTGTTTACTACCCTGTAAATAAATGTTTACCCTCTTAATATAATTATTTTCTTCCAAGTTCTTTAGCCACTTTTGTATTGATACTCTACTAACTTCATACAGTCTGCAAAAGTATTCTGTTGAAGCTGTGCATTTACCATTCATATTGCAAAGAGCTGTTATCTCTGCATAAAGTAATTTAGCATTAGGTGTTAGCTTTTTGCTGTATCTTACTTCAGCAGGAATTATTGCATAGTAACTTGGCTTTTCTTTCATATAACTTCTATTTCGTGTTGATAATTTTGAAGGGCTAACTTACACAATTCTAATTGATTGTAGAAGTCTTTGTAAGAAACTTTAACATCTTTACCAAATTTACCTGAAACAATACGTATAGTTGTTTGATGTTTTGAGCTGTCGTGTATTCCGTTTTTCCTCAAGTGTTCTTGTAAGTTATACAAATCAATGAAAGTTAATTTAGCGTCTTTTATTTCAGTGTAAGCATTATAAACTTTGTTGAATGTATTACGATATAAAGGAAAAGAAGCATAGTTAGATGAGTGACATCTTTCATAGTGATTAACGCTTGTTCTATTCCTATCCAAGACTTTAGCAATTACCTCTCTGTGAGTTTCATCTTCTAGTCTTGCAACCATAGCTGCTACCATTCTAGGCACTTGATATTCTGTCTTTCTAGTTTTCAAAGCTAGAGAGCCTTTAGGCAACCCTACTAAACTTGTAGTAAGGTCGCAAAGGTTTTTAAAGTTATCTTCTGTATTCATCTTAGAAAGGCATATCTTTCTCAAAGTCTTCCTCCGTAATCTCAACGCCATTAATAGAAGCATTACTCTGATTAGTGAAAAAATAGCCATCTATATTGTGGTAGTATCTTCCGTTATATTCTCTAGAATAAACGTTACAAAGAATTGACACCTGCATTCCTACTTCTAGCTTGTTTAATTTTTTAATCTTATCCTCACCAAAAGCACTAATTGCAACCAAGTTGTTAAACTCACCACCTGTATCAATTATAACTGTTTGTTTTTGCCACTCCTTTCCTGTCTTGCTTGTTCCTGACTCTATGTTCAAGAAATCTTTTAATTTTCCTGTTACTTCCATTTTTATTTATTTATTTAATTATTACTCTTTTTAAAATCTTCTGCTTCATCTTCCGACTTGACATTAATCTCATACAGATTTAAAAGCTTTAAAATACTTCTCGCTAAGGCTCTTTTCTCTGCCATCTCTAAGACATACCACGTATTACAATTTCCGTCCTTAAAACCTTCACCTTTAAGTGCTGAGCCGTAAGTTTCAATAGTTTTGTCATCTTTAGTTGCAATAGCTTTAACTCCTGCAAAATTAGGTTCTGATACAACTACTTCAAATCTAACTTGTATTTCTTCCTGTGCCTGAACTTTCTCTATCCCTGACCTAGTTAAGATTACAAAATGTTGATGTCGGAAAACATCTGTATCTTTTACAAGATTGTACTTGTAAAACATTTCTTTTAGTTTTTCTGTTTGCATATATTCTACCTATATTTATTGGCTAGGATTTTTGCCTGTTAATAATTTCGTTAAAAATAATAAAATTAATTTAATTCGTTTATAATATCTTGTAAATCTTCATCATCTAATTTTCTGTCATATAATTTATCGTAAGTTTTACTACTATATAAAACATCTTCACCTTTAATGTAAGCAAACATATTAGCCACTTTTTCAGCGTCTGCACAATCTGTATAAACTTCTCCAAAATGTAAAGTTTCATAATCTACAATTTCGCCTATTACATCAAATGTTCCAAATTTATTAATCCACTCTTTAGCTTGGAAAGTTCCAATTATATAGTAATCAGTATTAAATATTTCGTGATGTATTTCTGAACATTCAGGGTTTGTTCCTTTTAGGTTTTCTAGCCCTTCAATTGCGTAATCTTTTATTTCTTCTATCATTTTTTTTGTATGTATTTAATTGTTTGTTCTTTTATATATTCTATTTGTTCTTTGTCTATCCATTCTAAGAAGTTAAAAGCGTCAAAGCATATTGTTAAGTCTGCTCCCATTTCATCTTTACCTCTTAGATATAGTTCGTTATCTACGCATTGAAAAGTATTTATTTCGTGCAGTCTTTTGTGTGTTTCAGCCATTTTATTTAAGGTTTATTATTACAGGCAAATTGCCATTATTCTTGTAGTGTGTTTTATAGATTGGTTTAAGCTCTACATCCCAACAGTCTTTCTGTTGCCATCCTTTAGTCTTTAGCATTTCACAAGCCTTTCTGTAGCACTGTAAAGTTGTTCCTATAACGACTACTGAACGGCTGTTGTAAGCTAAGTCATTACCGCCTGAGCTTGTTACTTTAGTACGAGTAAAATCAGGTTTTAAAAGCCATTCTTCAGCTATTACTTTTTTATCATCTATTAGCTTACCTGTAATAAAAGATATTTTAGGTTCGCTATAATCTACGTATGTAGAAAATTCTAAATATTCTGCGTCTTTTCTAGTCATCTTAGTAGTTTTGAATGTAAATTAATGTAGCTAAGATTGAAGCTCCTATTATACATAAGTGAACAACTACATCTAAGACCTTATTTATTCTTGTTCTCTTTTGCTTTGTTAAATTTGTAATGCTGTAATTTTGAACCCTATTTTTTTTAAAAAAGTTTATTAATTCTTCTTCATTTAAAAAATAAGTTGCGTTTGTGTTTTTGTTTACTGTTTTAAAATTTTCCATTTTTTTTAAAGTTTTGAAATTGATACAGGTCTTTTATTAAGGTTCTCACATAAGAACTCAAAAACTGTATTTACATTGTTAAAAGGTAAACTCATTATAATAGGTTGGCTTCCCTTATTTACCCATACTTGCCATTTTGTTAGATTTTCCATTTTTTGATTATTTAATTAATTTAATTTTGACAAGGCAAAGATAAAATAAAAAAAGTTACCAACCAAATTTTAAACTAAGTTTTTAACTAAAAATATTAAAAAAAGTTATTCCTTATCTAGTAAATAATACTAAAATAAATTAAAAAAAAATTGAAATTGGTTGAAAAAGATGTTAAAAACCTATAAATTCAGCAATAAAATAACTAAAATTATAAGCATATACATTAAAAATATGTTGATTGATTGCTTTTCCTTCATCACAAAGGCATTAACAAATTCAGGGGGGTTTGACCGTTATTCAGCACAACTGCACAACTAACAGCAGGACGTTTACCATACTTAGCGTAAGCCATAGCATAAGACTTATGATTGATACCACAACCAACCTGAGTTCCATATACTCTAAACTTCTTTCCTACATAGTGTTCTGTATAACATTGGGTATGTAAATGTCCTTGTACGGTATTCATCATATCAGCACGACACTTAGTCCTAGCCGTTCCTCCTTCTCCATGAATATATTGTACTCCATCTAGTTCGTATCGTTCAACAAAGTTCCAATTAGGAGTTTCTAAAACTTCTTTAAAAGACTTAATCCATTTTGAAGGTATTGAAGAAGTCTGAGCTTTACGCATTATAATTCTATCGTGGTTTCCTATTATAACAGTAGCCATAGGAAAAGCGTCTCGCCATCTTCCTATTTTCTTGATAGCTAATTCTAGCTCATCTAAACCGCCCATTCCGTCTGCTGAGGCTTCATGATAAGAACTGTAGTGATTGTCTATGACGTCACCTATAAAGACTACTTCAGTGCAATTATAAGTGTAGTATTGGTCTATGCAGAAATCCAAGTAACCATCTAAACAAAAGGGTTCATGCAAGTCGCCAATAACTAGAACATTTCTAGTCTCGGCTTCTCGCATTTTTTCTAGTGCCACAATTTCATGCGGCTTTAGTCTGTATCTATTACTTTTTAGCAACGTCTGCTATTCCCTGACCTACAATTAGAGTTAAGATTGCATAGTATAAATCTTTTGCTGTAGTTTCGTCAACCCCTAAGTAAGTAACTAAAGCAGGCACAACTACAGAACTTACTGCATACCAAAACTTCTTACTCTTTACCATTTGACCGATAAGGTACTTCTCTAAAAACTTTTTCATAACTATTTATTTTTGATTATTAAATTAATATTTTCACCGCCTAAATTAAGTATTTCTTTGATTACTAATTCCATAGCTAAACGAGAGTTATTAACAGTGTCTTGTTCACGACCATTCCCCACTAGTATGCAGCCGCTTGTATCTTTAGCAGTATTTCCTATATGAAATAAGATATAACTTCTATTAGGAACGTCCTGAACTAACAAGTGTAAGTAATCCCTAGTTGCTGACTCCCTAGGAAGTCTTAGTC